CGGCTGCTGAGAAGGTCGCCGGCTCCGGTAGCGGCTTCCTGTTCGACAACGGCGCAATGGCTGGCCTGTCCCTGGCAGCGAGCAAGAACGTCCCTGCCGGCAAGCTGATCCTGGGCGACTTCTCGCAAGTCATGCTGGGCGTCTGGTCCGAAGTNGACATTCTGGTGAACCCATACGCTGAGCCGGCNTACAGCCGNGGCGGCATTCAGGTTCGCGCAATGGCTACCTGTGANACCGCCGTGCGCCACCCGCAGGGCTTCGTNGTAGCGACCGAGGTCTAAGCAATGGAACGGCGCGCAAGCAANGGGCTGAAGCCTGACGGACGCAAACTGACTGGCTACGCCGCTCGGTTCAANGCAGANACNGACCTGGGCGAGTTCATCGAGGTGATCCGCCCCGGTGCCTTCACCCGGACGCTTGCCGCCGCCACCGCTGGAAATATCCGGGCGATCTANGAGCACGACGGCAAGTCGCTGCTGGGTCGCCTGGGTGCCGGCACTCTGAGATTGACCGAAGATTCCGAGGGTCTGGCTTTCGAGCTGGATCTTCCCGACACCACCTTGGGCCGCGACCTGGCCGAACTGGTGAAACGTGGCGACGTGGCCGGCTGTTCGTTCGGGTTCCTNCCCGTNCGNGACACCTGGGCCGAAGGCGCGAAACCCGTCCGCGAGCTGCGCGACGTGGATCTGTTCGAGATCACNATNACCGCCAGNCCGGCCTATGACGCGACGAGCGTNCAAGTCCGCTCGAAGCTGCCGCGCTCGATTCGCCTGGCCCGCCTTTACCTGGAGGCCATCGNATGAGCCTGATTCNACGCCTGTTCAAACGCAGCAGCCCCGAGCCGACTACCCCGGCATACGACACCTACTACGACCGCCTTGCGGGCTTTGGCGGCGTGGCTGGCGTAGACGTGAACACGACCACCGCCGAAGGCATCAGCGCGGTCTATGCGTGCGTGGCGGCCATCAGTGAGACAGTCGGCTCCCTGCCCCTGGACGTGTACCGAAACACCGATGACGGCCGCGAGAAGGCGAAGACCCACCCGCTGTACAAGCTGCTGCACGACGCGCCGAACAACTACCAGACCGCGATGGAATTCCGCGAGCAGATGCAGCGCCACGTTCTTCTCCGTGGCAACGCCTATGCCGAGATCGTCTGGAACCCGAACGGCTCAGTGAAAGCCCTGCTGCCGATGCACCCCGATAGCGTCACTGTCCTGCGTTCGAGCAACGGCAACCTGATCTATGAGCACGCCGACAAGAACGGCAATCAGCGCCGCCTGCTGGCTGACGAGGTTCTGCACCTGCGCTATCACAGTGACGATGGGATTCTCGGTCGCTCGCCCATTCAGGTAGCCCGCGACACTATCGGCCTCGCCCTGGCAGAGCGCACCCACGGCGCCAAGATGTTCGAGCACGGCACCAAGCTCAGCGGCGTTATCGAGACAGCACCCGGCACGACCAAGGACCAGGCAGGCCAGATCCGCGAGAGCTGGAACGCTGGTCAGGCTGGTGTGATGAACCACGGCAAGACCGCCGTACTGCCGCAGGGCGCGACGTTCAAGACCGTGAGCATGACCCTTGAGGATGCCGATTGGATTCAGGCTCGCCGCCTGTCCATCGTCGAAGTGGCCCGTCTGTTCCGTGTGCCGCCTGTGATGATCGGGGATATGGAGGCTGCGAACTACAGCAACGTGGTTGAGCTGGCCCGGTTCTTCGTGACCAACACCCTGCGCCGCCATCTGGTCATGTGGGAACAGGCAGTCAACCGGGCGTGCATTACCAACCCGAACTTCTTCGTTGAGCACAACGTGGAAGGTCTGCTGCGTGGCGACTCCCTGACCCGCGCCAACTTCTATCAGCGCGGCATCGAAGACGGCTGGATGCTGAAGTCTGAGGTCCGTCGCATTGAGAACCTGCCCACCATCGAGGGAATCGACGATGACCAAGCGCCCCAAGCTCAAGATGATGCGCCTGCCGCTGGAAAGCCGAATGGCCAACCAGCTTCTGCCGATCAAGATGCACAAGCCAAAGAGACAGCGGCATGAGGTACGCCCCGAAGAAACGCAAGGTGAGCCTGGGCAGCATTGCCTGGAAGCGTCTCCGGGCTGAGGTGCTGGCCAGTGAGCCGCTGTGCCGTATGTGCGCGGCTAGGGGGCTTGTGGTGCCTGCTACCGACGTGGACCACATCCAGGACAGCCGCGACGACTTCACCGACGACAACAGCCGGGAGAATTTGCAGCCGCTCTGCCATGAGTGCCATTCGCTCAAGACGGCAAAGAGCATGGGCAAGAGTGTCTCGCTCGGCTGCGACGTGAACGGACTGCCGCTCGATCCCGATCACGCATGGAACCGCGAACAAAAATCACCAGCAACCGACGCAGGCGAGACCGCTGGGTCCCTGCTCTTTCATCGCTAATCGCCCGGAAAACTAGCCATGAAGGTGACCGCTCGCAGACCCCGCTCAGACAGCGCCAAAGCCGCCGTAGCAGCCGCTCAGGCCGTTGCGCTTGGCCCTATAGCGCCGCCTGCGTTTGTGCGCGTGAGCAAGCAGGCAAAGCCCTTTTGGGACGCCATCGTCACCGCCCGTCCGCGTGACACCTGGACCGATGCTGACCTGATCCTCGCCGGCAACCTTGCCCGCGCCTATGCCGATATCGAGTCGCTGCAAGATGCCATCGACCGTGACGGCCTGCTGGTGGACGGTAAGCCGAACCCGGCCTGCGATCTGCTGGACAAGATGACCCGCCGCGCCCTGGCCACTGGTCGCCAGTTGAAGGTGGACACGATCACCACTGTCGGCAAGTCCGAGACGCTGCCCAAGGCCGCCGCCCTTGAACGCGATGCTCGCCACCAGCTCGACGATGACCTGATCCCGACTATGGCGACGATGCAATGACCAGGGCCGAGAAGATCATCAGCTTCGTGGAACGCTACTGCGTGACGCCAGAAGGCGCAGACGTAGGCAAGCCGCTGGTCCTGGCTGAGTTCCAAAAGCAGTTCATTCGCGACGTATACGACAACCCGGCCGGCACCCGGCGCGCCATCCTGTCCGTGAGCCGCAAGAACGGTAAGTCCGGTTTGATCGCCGGCCTGATCCTCGCCCATCTGGTCGGGCCTGAAGCCAAGCAGAACAGCCAGCTTGTTTCCGGTGCCATGAGCCGCGACCAAGCCGCGCTGGTGTTCAACCTGGCGTCCAAGATGGTCCAGCTATCACCCGCGCTATCGAAGATCGTCCGCATCGTGCCATCCGGTAAACGCCTGATCGGCCTGCCGCTGAATACCGAGTTCCGCGCCCTGGCGGCTGACGGCAAGACCGCCCACGGACTTAGCCCTGTTTTTTGCGTGCTCGACGAAATCGGCCAAATCAGAGGCTCGCAGTCTGACTTCGTGGACGCGATCACGACCAGCCAAGGCGCCCACGAAAGCCCGCTGCTGATCGCCATCAGCACCCAGGCCGCGAATGACGCCGATCTGCTGAGCCAGTGGATTGACGACGCCAAACGCTCGAAAGACCCGCGCATCGTCTGCCACCTGTACGCCGCGCCGAAGGGCTGCGACCTGCTAGACGAGGATGCCTGGAAAGCAGCCAATCCGGCTTTGGGTCTGTTCCGCTCTGAGGACGATCTACGCGAGCAGATGACCCAAGCCGCCCGTATGCCGAGCATGAGCAACACCGTCCGCAACCTGCTGCTCAACCAGCGCGTGAGCCTCGACAGCCCGTTCATATCGCCGGACGTGTGGATGGCCTGCGCCGATGAACCCGTGCCGTTTGACGGTCCCGTCTATGCCGGCCTCGATCTGTCCGCCCGCACCGACCTTACCGCCCTTGTGCTGATCGGCAAGACTGATGGCGTCTGGCAGGTTCAAGCCTACTTCTGGACGCCCGAACAAGGCTTGCTGGATCGCGCCAAGAAAGACCGCGCCCCGTATGACCAGTGGGCCGCTGAGGGCTACCTGCGAACGACACCAGGCGCGACGGTTGACTATGAGTTCGTGGCCGCTGAGCTGGCCGAAATCCTGTCTGACGTGGATGTTCAAGCCGTCGCGTTCGACCGCTGGCGGATGGACATTTTCCAGAAGGAACTGGAACGCCTCGGTCTGGACTTGCCGCTGGTTCCTCATGGTCAGGGCTTCCGCGATATGGCCCCGGCACTCGACGCCCTGGAAGCCGAGCTGCTGAACGGCCGCATCGCCCACGGCAACCACCCGGTTCTGACCATGTGCGCCGCGAATGCCGTCGCCACCAAAGATCCGGCCGGTAGCCGCAAGCTGGACAAGTCCCGCCGCACTGGTCGCATCGACGGCCTGCAAGCTCTGGCAATGGCAATGGGCGCCGCTCAAGCCGCAGCCGCCCCCACCGAAATTGAAACCGAGGTCTACTTCGTATGATTACCGTTGCCCAAGCCAAGCAACACCTGCGCGTCATGCACGCCCTGGAAGACAGCTTGATTAAGCTCTACCTGGACGCCGCGACCCGGCACGTCGAGGAATACTTGGGCGAAGACTTGCCCGACCCCATGCCCGAGCCAGTCGAAGCCGCCGTGCTGCTGCTGACCGCTGACCTGTACGTCAACCGCGAGCGCCAAGGCGACCGCATCCTGTACGAAGGCACGGCTTATACGCTGCTGCTGGCCCCGTATCGTTCTATGGCGGTGCTGTGATGAGTACCGGACGACGCAGGCACCCCGTCGAGATCCAGCGCGAGACGAAGGTTTCCGATGGTATGGGCGGCTGGCAGATCGGCTGGTCAACGGTCGGCATCGAATGGGCCGCAATCGACAGCGTGCGCGGCGATGAATTCTTGCAGGCAGGCCAGCTTCAGGCCACGACCACGGCGAAGGTAACGATGCCCTACCGTGACGACCTGACCACGGCCGACCGCATCGTTTACCACGGCAAGCGTTTCAACCTGAAAGCCCTGCTGCCGAACAACACCCGTTCGGAAATGACCTGCATGTGTGAGGTCACCAAACTCTAGTTTCGCACCGCAGCCCGGGCGGCCCCAAGGGGATAACCGGGACGAGGATTGGACGGCGAGTGCCTCGTTTCAGCAAAACCCCGTCACGCTGTGCGGCCAAGAATCCTTAGGTAGCAGTACCTGGCCGGCGACAGCCAACACCGCCCCGCCTGCGTGATGCTGCGCGGGGCTTTTTCATCTGGAGGCCAGACGATGAGCATCATTCAGCGCGACTACCTGCAAGCCAAGCCCGTCGAGTTCCCGCCCGAACTGGCCCTGCTGATCGTCCGCAAGGCTGCGCGAATGGCTCAGCAGTTCGAGAACAAGGCGCTCGAGGAGATGACCAGGGCCGCGACCCGACGCCTGCGCCAAGGCATTGAGCCGAAGACGATCGTTCGCCAGTTGGAGCTGTGACTCTTGGGTATACCCCAGCGGCAATGCCAGTGGTCGGGCGTAAAGGCTATTCGCCGGGCCAAGAAGTGGGCAAAGTGCGACACACCTTGAACCCCACTCAAACTGGCACGCCATGTTCATCCGCGCATACCTTCGCGCCTCAACCAGCGACCAAGACGCCAGCCGCGCCCTGGAATCGCTCAGGCGCTTCGCTGACACCCACGGCCACCCGATAGCAGCCACCTACGCCGAAAACGTCTCAGGCGCGACGACAGAGCGTCCCGAGCTGCTGCGCCTGCTGCGTGATGCCTTGCCCGGTGACGTGCTGCTGGTGGAATCAATCGACCGCCTATCACGTCTGCCGGCTGGCGATTGGGCCAAGCTCAAGGCCGCGATTGACTCCAAGGGGCTGCGAATCGTCGCGCTCGATCTGCCGACCAGTTACCAGGGCATGACGACTACCGCCGACGAGTTCACCAGTCGGATGCTGGCCGCTATCAACGGAATGCTGGTGGACATGATGGCCGCCATTGCCCGCAAGGATTACGAGCAGCGACGTGAACGCCAAGCCCAAGGCATCGCCAAGGCCAAGGCCGAAGGCAAGTACCAGGGCAGGCAGATCAACGAGGCGTTGCATCGGAAAGTTCGCCGGCTTCTGGAGCTGGGCATGGGCGTTCGCGAGACGGCACGCGAGGTTGGCTGTTCGACTACGACCGTGATGCGAATTCGCGCCTTGGCACGCTCTGGCACACCTGGAGGCCAGCCATGTGGCACACCCTGACACAAGCCACCCAATTGACCGGCCGCAGCCGCCGCAGCCTCTACCGCGATATGGACGCAGGCCGCGTGTCGTACCGCGTTCGGGACGATGGGCGCCGGGAGCTGGAAACGTCAGAGCTGATCCGCGCCTATGGTCCGCTGCGGGGCTTGGCACGGGTGACTGTGCCAGAGGTGGCACAAGCTGACACACCCGATGGCACACCCTATGCCGCGCTGCTGGATGAACTGCGCCTGCTGCGCGAGGAGGTCGCCGGGCTGCGTGCCGAGCTGCGATTGATTGAGCACAAGCCGTCCGAGCGCGTTGCGATTGGCGAAGCTATTGAGGCTGAGCTTGACGGGCGCCACGGAGGCGACCGCAGGAGCGAGACAGCAGAGGATCAAGAGGGAAAATTTTCCACCTTGATTGAGGGCAAGACCCGCGACCTCGCCGCAAAGTCACCGAAGCCGGCGCAGTCGTTCGCTGATCTGCTGGCAGGCTTGGGCGACTAGAGCGCCAATGCGCCCTGTGGATTAGGGGAAAACCGAAACTCTAGGCCGGTGACTTTGCGGCCTTCCTTCACGGGCGACCACTCAACGAGCAGCCCGTCCTTCGCGCCCAGCTCATTAATAGCCGGTTCGATTACCCGTTTGCGAAGGTTGAAGAAATCCTTCCGGCACGACTCCGGCGCTTCGACTGAATACCAGAATTCCTCGATTGGAATCCGCACAAGCCCGGTGCTTTTGAATTGCATTAGCAGCTCGAGCATTCGCCATGAGTAGAGCGACCGAAGGCCGGCCGCCTGGCTGAGCCGGTAGCTGGTGAACTTCTCCCGCAGCATGACCAGGTGAGGCACAACCTCATGCCAGAAGGCCAGCTCTAGCCAGCCTTCACCCTTTGCGTATGTCACCCGGCCAACCCATCGCATTTCAACGACTCGCCGCGCCTTGGGGGCATTGGGGTTCTCGTACCGTATCAACCGATCACGCAGCACCTTTGCAGCTGACTGGAGTTCGTCGTAAGCCGTGTCGGGATGAATGCCGAAGGTTTCCGCGAAGTCCATCGCGTACAGCTTCACGGTGAGCGGCTTGTAAGGATCTGGCAGGCGCTTGCTGTCGAGCTGGGCAATGCAGGCCGACATGATCCGCTTCTCTGCCAAGGTCAGCCCCTGAGCCGCCCGAACAAGCACGTTCGAGAGGGTGACGTGGCGATCAATGGTGACTTCCTGGCCGGCTGCCTTCTTGGTCATTCCTACACACTTCCGGTTATTCCTACGCGATGCTTTATATGTAGGAATAGCTCTAATGTCCACCTTTTCAGCCTGTGGATAGCACCGGAAAAATGTAGGGCGAAACCGGAAAAATGTAGGACAAACCGGAGATTTGTAGGAATAGCCCCAGGCTAGCCTTAGTGCCACGCGGGTTCCAGCCCCTTAAAAAAGCTTTAAAAAGGTTTAAAAAATAGCGCGGGCGCGCAAGGCGTTGCCTATTGCAAATCGTACTACGCTGTACTACAGTTCATCCCACCTTAGCGGTGACGAGAATCTATGAAGCAAACCCATATCAACATCCGGCTACCCGCGCCGATGATTGAGCAGATCGAGCGTTATCGAGAGCACCTGGAGAGCACTACCGGGCTACCAGTGAACCGATCCGACGCTATTCGCCTCCTGGTCAAAACCGGGATTGATATCAAGGCCAAGGAGATGACCGAGTGAGCAAAGGCAATTTCTTCGCGCTTGGATCTGCTGAGTTCAATGCAGCATGTGAGCTTGGGATGAATCCAGCTGTTGCCCTACTGGTAATGGCCAGGGGAACCGGCCGAGACAACGCGACAACAGCATGGAGCGCGCTTTCTGTATTCAATCATTCAGGCATGGCGCGCAGACGCGCTCAGGAAGCCATAGCGATGCTGCAAGGCGCCGGGTTGATTGAGGTACTGCAGGCAGGCAAGAAGCCCCGCTACAAGCTCCACAAGCCGGCAGACGAAGCGTCTTTGCTATGGCTGCCTAACGAACTGATCGACGGAGCTGGGAATGAGATCCCGCCGATCACGAAACTGCGCGAATCCGGCAACCTGCTGTTGCTACAGAAGTTTGTGCAGCTCTATGGCCTGCAAGACCTGGACAATGATGGTGGGCTGCCTCGCTCGATAGCTTGGACGCACTTTCTTCAGCGTGAGGTGATTTGCCCAGTCGGGCAATTTGTCCTGTACGGATTCAGCGTTCCAGATCAACGAGCAGCAAGCGCCGGAATGTTCGCGGAGTTCAACAAGGCAGAGGATGATGAACGGAACAAAGGCGCGTGGATCGTGCTCAAGCCTCTGCTAGATATGGGGCTGCTAGAAAGCGTTTTTTACATGGCCGAATCCAACGAGCACGACGCTGAGCTGATTTACCCAATCGACCAGTACGGGACAGATATAGAAATGTGGAGCCTGCTGCATTGGCTCGAGGAAAGCGGGGGCAAAGGCTTTGCAACAGAGGCGCAGTGCCATCAGCTACAGGGCATAGCACTTAAGCACATCAAGAACGCAGCAGCTGTTGGATTGCTCCGCCTCCACTACCGACCAAAGACCGGCAAAACGTCCCGCTGGCTTGCCTTGGATATTCAGCGTGCCGAAGCGATGAAGGCCGTTATCAATCAGATCTGCCAAGAGGGAAAGCAGCGTCCTGTTCATATCAAGGCTGTTCAAGGCTGGTAAAGGCTAATCAAGGTTCATCAAGGAAACTAAGTGTTCATATCAAGGCTAATCAAGGGGACTAAGTGCAGCTGCAGGCAGGCTCTGCAGAAGCGCACTCAATCGAGGCAAAAACCATGAGTTCACTACTTCACGTTTACGCCATGATGAAACGCCAGCAAGAGCAAGAGCGGGTAATCAGTGGTGTGAAGCCGAGGCACCGAGTTCTATCCGGTGGCTGCGTGCTGTACCAACTGCCAAGATCAAAAGCGAGTAATCAGGGGTAGTGCAGGCTTAAAGCCCTGCGCTGTACTTGGAAGACCGGAGAACGCAATGACCACGCAACAGCTAGGACGCCAAGCAATGAACCCCGTCTGCGTTGACCAGGCCGTCCGTGATGGCGTGACCGACCGCGCTGTGATGGCCGAAGCGTTCTATCAGGACGTGGTTCTGCTGCTGGGCGAGGCACCGGGCCAGCGTGAGGCGTTCGATCTGCTGCTGACCTACTTGGAGCCGGAACAGCCCGTGGAAGTCTGGCACGCGGCAATGGTCGGTTTCGGGCTGGGTCTGGCTGGTGACGCTGAGTCGCGCCAGTTCGTACAGAGCGCCGCGTCTGGCCTGCTAATGATTTGAGGCACTGAAAAGAGCCGAGCCGCTGCGTCAACAGCGACCCGGCAACACAACGGCAACCGTAGGAGGGAAGCCACCATGCAAGCGAAGTATACCGTTCACCTGTTCAACCTGGCCGGGGAGATCCTGGGCCAGCTCAACCTGCCGGCATCGTTCCGGTTGGCCGATCTGGCCGCTCTAACAACACTCGGCGCAGTGCGTGCACGGATAGCCGCCTGAGAGACCCGCAAAGGGCGAGGCACAACACAACCAAGGAGTAACACCGCATGACCGCAATCGAAACGACTGTTTGCCCAATCGACGCCTACGACAACGCGACCCAAGCACGCGAGATCCTGAATTGGGTGGAGGCGATCAACTGGGCAACGAGCAAGGCGCTCAAAAATGGCGAAACGTCGCGAGCGCAGCACCTGGCAGGGCTTGGGCAGTACCTTGCCCGCGATTGGGCTAACTACTTCGACAGCGAGGCCGAGCAGATCAGCACCAAGCACGGATTGACGCGCCTCCCGACCGCCTAGAGTACATCTGTACTCCACCCGAGAACCCCGGCACCTGCTGGGGTTTTTTGTGGGTGCACGTTTCGTTCACCGCTCGTTCACCAGACGTTCAACGTCCGTTGAAACCCGACCCAAAACGTCTCACTCGCCTTGCCCTACAGCTCGCACCATTGGTGCAGGCGTGTCGGGGCGCAAACCCCGGAGTTTTACCGGCGCTACACCGTCAAGCCGCGCCCTGTCAACCGAATGATTGATATGTTATTACATTACATGTAAACTAGATGGGCATATCCCAACTCGATAGGTAACGACGCATGAAGATTTCCGCCCTACGCGAGCAACGCTCCGCCAAGGTCGCCGCGATGAAAACCCTGGTAGATGCCGCAGCCGCAGAAGGCCGCGATCTGTCTGCCGACGAAACCAAGCAGTTTGACCAGTTCAAGACCGAGGAACGCGCCCTGTCCGCTCAGGTTGAGCGTGCCGAGTACCTTGGCGAAGTAGAACGCCGCGCTGCTGGCACTCCGGTATCGGGCGCACCGTCCGCCGACTTCGACCGCCTGGCCGGCTCCGTGAGCGTGACCAAGGTCATCCGCGCTCAGATGGAAGGCCGCTCCCTGGACGGCGCCGAAGCTGAATATGCCCGCGAAGCTGAACGCCGCAGTGGTCGCAAGGCAGAAGGCGCGTTCGTGCCGTTCGCCAGCNTGGAGAAGCGCAGCAACACCACCGCGACCGCNCCCGAGCTGGTNGGCACCGATCACCGCGCTCAGGACTACATNGGCCCGCTGCGTGAGGCTCTGCTGGCTCGCCAGATGGGCGTCCGCGTGATGACNGGCCTGCGTGGCAACGTCTCGATTCCGAAGTTCGGTTCGGGCGTNACNACTGGCTGGGTCACTGAAGGCTCCGCAGTACCCGAAGCGGATATGGCCTTCGATCAAGTCACCATGACCCCGAAGCACGTCGGCGGTAAGACTGAAATGTCCCGCCAACTGATCCAGCAGAGCGCCCCGGCCATTGAACAACTGGTGCGCGAAGACCTGTCTTTCCTGATCGCCAAGCAGATCGACGCCGCCATCATCAACGGCACGGGCCTCAATGGGCAGCCGCTGGGCATCTTGGGCACCGTTGGCATTCAGGCCGCAGGCGATGTTCCGACTACCTGGGCGCAAGTCCTGGCGATGCTCGAAAAGCTGGACGACGTGAACATTGCCAACGGCCGCTGGCTGACCACCGCCGCGATCCGTACCGCTCTGGCGGCTGCTGAGAAGGTCGCCGGCTCCGGTAGCGGCTTCCTGTTCGACAACGGCGCAATGGCTG